GCCAAGAATTTTGAGCTTACCCTAGTTGTAGGGGATACTCACTAACTAGAGCTCACAGAAAATCTCTTGCCATCACGCCGATTAGAGTCCCGCTGAGGTCAACCTTAGCGGTAGTAAGAATTACATCTTCGCACAACTCAATCACTTCTGAGGAACCAAACCCGTACCTATCGTAACAGAACCCATGGAAATCCAAATCAGGTATGACGTCACAAGCAAATATCTTTTGACGGATATTGCTTAGCGTTACACCAGCGGCTTTGGCATTCCATGTAAGTTCTACTGGTAGGTGTTTGTCTTTTTGTCTCTGTTCCAATACTTTTTCCCAGTGATGGAGAAAGCGTTGCATGAACGCGTCGCGGATAGGCTCAAGGTGGCGAAACTCGTATGCACCTCCGATAGACTTACCCGCCATATACTGGTCGTCAGTTAAGGACGTATTGAAGTTAGCACGCATGTTGAACTTCGCCAAGGCTTTCCCAAGAATGGGGATCGTTAGATGCGAGCCATGGCTAGGTACAAAAAACCTACTAACAAATGTGCAATGCAACAAGTACTTGCTGCGCACAGCTTTGGCTTCCATTTGAGCCTCGCTTGCGACAGCCGCGTAAGTCCTTGCAGCATACCTTTTCAATCCGGTAACCTTAGCTAACATATCGTCGCCCAGTATGATAGCACGACAACGTGTGGCCCCAACTCTAATAAGAAACCCGTACAAAATGCACATGTTCCAGAAACAATTCCTAAACGTGGTGTCTGGGCAGCCAGTTGGTAACATGTTCTCAAGGTTGCCCTTGAGTCCATGATCCAAACTTTTAACAGTGAATTCATTGGTTAAAGCATGTAACCTAATGAACCACTCTGGGGCGCCAAGACGTCGCATAAGAGCCATCTCCAGTATCTGCACATCAGAGCACTGAAACTTGTCGTTAGAGCTGAAGTCGCATTCTACATATTCCCCCTCGCCTTTGGAAACGAATTCTGTGTAGTCCGTTGGAATTTTCTTGTAAGCCAGCTTGAACTGGTATTTGCCATTCATGCGATTGCAACAGGCGTCCATCCTGTTGATCAACTCGCAAAAAATTGGCCCGGCAAGGGCATTCATCAAATCATGAG